CCATGCTTGGGTTTCAGCGTTCTGAGTGGTGATATAATCAACTAGTGCTTGTTCCATAATCAGTTCCTTTTCTCAATCTTACCTATACAGTATACATGTTATTAAAACAAATGTCAAGTACTTTTTTCAGATATTTGTCTTTTTATTTGTATAATTAAAGTCTGGAGTTCAGACAAGTATTCATTCGCTTCACCCCTACCGTAGAAGTAGGGCGTACCACTTGTTGAGTGGTTTACAGAGTCGATACCATTACTGATACCGTACTCTAAATCTCCCTTATAAGCTTCTAGGAAAGTTAATGTTTCTTCCATTTCTTATCCTTCCACTCTATCGTGAACAGCAACAGCACCGTAGAAATTCACACCAAGCAACCTTTCACAAAGTTCTGAGAACCTTGAGTCAGACGTTCCGGCGTAGTTACCACCGAACATTGTCCACTTACCTTTCTTGGATTCTGGAATCAATCGTAGTATTTTCTTACCACCGATTGGTTCTGCCATCACAAGTTCAGCAGCAGGATAATCTTCACAAGGGTCGAAAGGCCCATCAGCATTCACAACAGTGAACCCTTTTGCATAGGATGACTCGCCACCCATTGTGCAATCAATTGAACCTAACCAAGAATCTTCTTGTCTTGCTTCTTTATAGATGTTTACATGTAATCCCATTATTTCCACTCCAATTTAAATTTTTCAATCATAATATCACGAACACGTTCTCTGTCGATGCTGTCTCCGCCGCCCCAAGTCACTTCTTCAGTAAGAGAATTGAAGTACATCTTGACAGACTTCGCAATCATTTCAGTTGTTGCACCAATAGGATACACACCACCTTTACCATAGAAAGATTCTACATAGGTAATGAAGTCAAGCACTTCAGAAACTACCACTTCAACTCTTTCTTTTTCAAACATAATCATAATTTAACTTCCTTTTCTCTATCTTATGTAACCATTATACTTGTTATTAAAACAAATGTCAAGTACTTTTTTCACTTTTTTTCAAAAAAGATTGGTGCGCCTGAAAGGATTCGAACCTTTGACCTTTGGTTTCGTAGACCAATACTCTATCCAGCTGAGCTACAGACGCATTAAATTTAATCATAAGTGATTTGGGCCGCATAATCAATTCGATCAAAGATTGCCTCAAGTTCTGCAATCTTCTCTTTACACTTCATCTTGGCAAATCCGTTGCCAGGCGTTTTCTTTTTAATCTTTTCGATAGTATTCAACATATCTGAAAAGAATTTGTGTTGTTCTTGCAACTGTGCGATATCCATTATACCCACTCCTCGTTTAGTGCTGCTTCTAATAATAAACGTCCCTTCTCACCAGTTGTAACCAACATACGGCGGCCCAGTTCATTCTTCATTGCATCTTCTGTGTAAACTTTCGTAGCACCATCATTGTACATAACGGTTACTAATGTTACATCATCTGCATCTTCGTGTACAGAAGTTATCTCACCTTCTGCAATATAGTTGTCTTTTCCCAATTGGGGATAAACACGAACAACTTCCATACCAACTTCAAACATATTATACTAACTCCATTGCATCATTCCAAAGTTTCCACGCATCATCGTGGTTCTCAAACCCCTCTTCATCAGCAAAGTCCATAGAAGAACTGTGACTAGCACTAGAAGAAAGTCCTTTAGTTTTTAGGACATAGGCAATCATCTCGGCAGTATCACCAAAACCAATAATCCCTTCACCAGAGAACATTTGAATCCCACCTTTGTAGGCAGAAATGAATTCGATTTCGTTTTGTTTTGACATGTTTAGTTCCTTTTCTCTATCTTACCTATACAGTATACATGTTATTAAAACAAATGTCAAGTCTTTTCTTAAAAAAAGTACAAAAAAAAGTCCTTGCAAAACAAGGACTTAGAAATTATTTTAAAAAAAGTTGAAAAACTTTAGTAGTCCCAACCACCTCTAGGTACAGTTTTACCCATTGCAATGCTCTTGATATCTCCACGACATATACCCATGTCATTAAGTTCTCTGTCACTCAATGAATGCAGTTCTCTGTATGCTTTCTTGTCCATCTTTGGAGTGATAGCATCTCTAAAGTTTGTATACAAGTCTGCGACTATATCACAGAATGCACAATATGTTGCTGTAATTGTTACCATGTTGATGCTCCCCACATTATAAGTGCAGGCAATACTAGTGGAAATGTTACAAGGAATAACCCCTCAACAATATCACAGAACCTACACACCTTTTCGTTCTCTCTCAGTTTCATTATCATTTCACTCATTTCTTGATCTCCATCATTAATTTTTTCGCTTCTGCATGATATCCCATACGAGATAATTCTGATGCAGCTCTTGCTCGTCCAGCCGACTCTGTTACTGATATGCATAATATCAATAGTCCTGTTAGTGCCTTACTAATCCAATCACAAACCGCACATGTATGTTTGTAACCTTGGTTTATTAATAAACCGACTGACATTTCTAAGTTCTCCTTTTAGTCATTATGTTGTCGTAATAAGCAAGTACATCGTGATCGTGTAAGTGCTTTACTTCGTTTGAATATTCTGTCCGTATGAAACGTACAATATCATTCGTCTTTGGTTTTGATTTGAACAAATCCAGCATCCATTTTGTCATTTTATTTCTTCCTCTTAAAATGATAAAGGGATGCATAGCATCCCCTTGTTAATTATTTTGAGCACTCAGGCTCGCTCTGTCCATTTGATTGGGCATTTTTTGAATCTCCTTGGGGGTGGTTCACATTTATTTAGGTAAATGATGCTGTCATATGTTACGAAAAGTAATGTTATTTCTGCATACTCGTTATATCAAAAATGCATTTCTTTAGAACTTATTTTTGTACTCTTCTTTAAGTACCTTAGAGCTACCAACTCTAACATTGATGATACCATTATAGTACTCATCACTAAGCAATACTGCTCTATCGAATTGTTCTTTAGCTTCTAGATAACTGAGCATTCCTCTACTTTGACAGTAGTATAGAATCTCTCTGGTGAACTTGTCTTCACCAAGTTCTTTTACATCAGCATTCAAATGATCTGAAGAACCCCAATAGGTTCTCCAATCACTTTCTTTACTTGAACGCCGTTTATTCTTTCTTCCTTTTAGTGGGGGTTTTGTAACCTTGAAACGTGCTAGTTTCTTACCAATGTACTTCTGTTCATTAGTAAGATTAGTTATCAGATATACAAAACCCTCACAGTCTTCTGGTAGGTTGTCAACAGGGTCGCCTTTATAAGTCCATTGTGACATTAGTAATCTTCGTCTTCTTCCTCATCGAATAGTTCATCTTCATTATCCTCTTCGATGTTCTCAGAACAAAAAGGGCAGTACTTAACGCCATAACTCCATTCATCCATATTATGGGCGATTCTGAATACTGCCTCGCACCCATCACATAAGATTTCTTTTCTACTCATAAATTTGTCTGCCTTTTATTATATTTATTATGCGGCGTAAACATCGTCCCACTTACCTGTCAAACCAGCAACCTCGTATTCAGTTACTCTGTTCTCAAAGAAGTTGGTGTGGTCTGCACCGTTAAGTACCCACTCCAACCAAGGTAAAGGATTATCTTTTACTTTGTAGTTACCTTTGAGTCCTAGTTGTAGAAGTCTTCTATCAGTAATGTATCTTACATACTGTTTCACTTCTTTCTGATCTAGTCCCTCAATGTCACCCATTTTATAAGCCAAGTCAATAAAGTTATCTTCTAACTTCACAGCTTGTCTTGCCATCTCATATATATGTCCCTTAAATTCGTCATCTACAATACGAGGATGTTCTGCACAATATGCCTTGAATAGTTTTGCAATACCCTCAACGTGAATTGATTCGTCACGAATACTCCACTCAACTACCTTACCCATACCTTTCATCTTACCGTAGCGTTGAAAGTTCAACAACATTACGAATGATGCAAAGAGTGCCACACCTTCATTCATTACAGATTTTGCCATTGTAAGTCCAAGTCCACGAACAGTGTTTGGATCACTCTCCATCATAAACTCAATCTTATCTGCCATCTCTTGATATTCTAAGAAGGCATGATACTCGGCATCAGATAACCCAAGTGTCTCATTAAGAAGTGCATATGCACGTTGGTGAATGGCTTCTCTATTTGCAAAAGAACCAAGCATATTCCGTACTTCATTATTCTTAAACTTTGGTATAAGTTGGTCATAATAGTTCTGTCCTACTGCAACATCAGACTGTGTAAACAATCTTAAAATGTTTGTGATGTATTCCTTTTCAATTGCACTTACCTTACCAGACTTCCAATCAGACACATCTTCAGACAAGTCAAGTTCATCTTCAATCCAGTGAACCTTCTCATGTCTTGTTGTGATTTCAACTGCCCAAGGATAGTGGAATGGTTTATATGTTTCTGAGAACACCATCAATCCACCACCTTTCTTTTTGACAAAGGTATCTGCAATAGCAATAAACTGGTCGTATGTACCAATCAACTTATCATCAATAAATATTTGTGGTACTGAACGAGCGTTTGGTACACGTTGATAAAATGCAAGACGTTCTTCTTCGTTATCCATTTTGATTTCTGTGTACTCATATCCATGTGAGTCAAACCAATGTTTGGCCTTCTCACAAAATGGACAATGCGATTTACTATAAATTTCTACTTTCATTTCTTCTTTACCCTTATCCTTCGCAAGCGACACATTCGTCTTGCGATTCCATTGTTTGTGTTTCAAAGTCTTTCAATGCATCACGAGCAACCTTTAGTGATACATTCTCTGCTCTTTGTGAAGTCTCTGTTCGTAAATAGTACAGACCCTTCGTTCCTAACTTCCAAGCGGCAAAGTGTGCCCTATGCAAGTCTTTCTTATCTGCCCCAGCAGGGAAGAATAGATTTAGTGATTGTCCTTGACAGAGATATTCTTGTCTGTCTGCAGCTTGTTCTACCAACACGAGTTGGTCTAATTCAATTGCTGTTTTGAAAACATCTTTGATTTCATCTGACAAGAAATCCAAATGTTGTACTGAACCACCATTAGTAATAATACTAGACCAAATGTCTGGATGATTCTTTCCAACCTTTTCCAACTCTTCTTCTAGATATATATTATGCACCAAATGTGAACCAGCACGAGTACGGTGTGTATATGCATTCGCTTTCATTGGTTCAATAGATGGTGAAGTAGAAACAATAATACTAGAGTTTGCATTGGGGGCAATTGCCAGTAAATGTGCATTGCGTCTACCAGTACCTCTCATATCAGGTGCCTCGCCCTTCTCTGCACCTATACTTATACTTTCCATAACTGCTTCATCTTTGATGAATTTAAACACTTCACGATTTAATTCTCTAGCCTCTGGTGAATCGAATGCAACTCTCTTCTGATGTAGAAGTGAATGCCAACCCATTGCACCTAGTCCAAGACTACGTTCTTGTGTTGCTGAGTATCTAGCACGAGAAATCTCATCGCCTGCATTGTCAATGAAAAACTGTAGTACGTTGTCAAGGAATCGAATAAGATCACGAACAAGGGTCGTATCTTTCCATTCATCATACTTCTCTAAGTTTAGTGAAGAGAGACAACAGACGGCAGTTCTATCTTCTGATGTTGGTAGATGGATTTCATTACATAGATTAGAACCATGTATCTTCAATCCCTTCGACTTCATTGTGTGTGGTAATGCACGATTAGCAGTATCAATGAAGTTTAGATATGGTTCACCTGTACGATAACGTACTTCTAGGATTTGTTGCCATAACGTCCTAGCAGGCATACTTTCACGAACTGTATCTTCATGTGGGTCTTTTAAATCCCACATACCATCTCTTTCAACAGCACGCATGAAATCATCTGTGATATTAATAGCATGATGCAGATTAAGGTTCTTACGGTTAACGTCACCTGTCGGCACTCGCATATTCAAGAACTCTATCAGGTCTGGGTGTGAGACATCCATATACGCTGCATACGAACCTTTCCTAGTTTTTCCTTGTCTGTATGCAGTCATATCTGCGTCTACCGTATGCAAAAATGGCATTGGCCCAGGCGCCTTATCTGAGATGGCACGAATGTCACTCCAGTGTCCACCGACACCACCGCCCTTAACAGACAACCAACGCAACTCGGCAGAGTGGTCGATTAGTCCTTCAAGTGAGTCTGGAACGTAAGTCAAGAAACACGAGATAGGTAATGCTTTTGCTTTCTGCCCTGGCATTGGTGCGTTTGATAATACTGGAGATGCAAACATAAACCACCCTTTAGATACTGCATCATAGATGCGTTGAGCAAGTTCTAAGTCACCATCACAATATGCTACTGCCGCACGAGCGAAAGCTTGTTGTGGGGAATCTTCGTTGTCATTACAATAATAGTCTTTAAGAAGTTTGTACGCTTGTTCTGATAAATCTTTGTCTTTATTTCTGTTTATGTTGATACCGAGGTGGTCGAGACCTGTTCTTTCCTCAGTCTTGGTGAAGGGGATGATAACTTCTGCCAGACTTTTCATATTTTTATTCTCCATTGTTTCTAATATGTGCGTTTCCACGAATTGAAAACGGTTTTTGCTTTTAACCCCGAATGGGAGTTACTATGTATAATTCCTAAAACCTCTGCTGGTAACATTCCAGAGAGAATCATGTCGTTTATGTCTTTTTCTTTTATGGTATTAGGCCAAAGACATACCTTATATCCTTCATCAATACACCGCTCAATCTGTTTACAAATCTCAGGATTTCTAGGTTCGTTGTCGGGTACTAGAACTGCTTTATCTTTAAACTGGGGTACACGCAAATCACTCTGTGCAACAGCAATAGAGTTGTCAAGGAACAGACTATCGAATGGCCCCTCTGTAACATAAATGTTACGAGTCGGGTCTACTCTATCCATCCCAAAGATTTTGGGATATTCTGTATCCAATATAATCGTAATGTACTTTTGTTTTTCGTCACCGAATGATCGCCCTTGATAGGCGAATATTTGTCCGTTCTCCTTTCTAAATGGAATAATCATACGAGGATGATCTCCGTCCAATGAAGGGAACTTATCTTGGACTTGAGTATTGGTGAACTCATAAAACTTAGGACTGAAATATATATCATTCCAAGAATCTCTAGGCAGCGATCTTTCATCTAAAAACGACAAAGCTGGATGATTTTTTTCCAGTTCTGCAAAAGTTTTTAGATTACCTAAACGACTCTTGAATTTAGGTGCAGTGAAATCGAACTTTGGTTTTGGAGTTTTGTATCCACCTTTATAAGGCGTACCATTAGTACCTTCCTTATATCGTTCCATAACATACTCTTTGTACAAGTTTGCATCAACGAACTCAATCAGTTTAGCAACAGTTGTACCCATAGCACAGTTGTGGCATTTAAAGAACAAATCATTCTTTGTTCTGTAAACAAACCCACGTGCTTTGTTCTTTTTCTTTGAGGAATCGCCACAGTACGGACACGAAAAATTCCACAAGTAATCTTTCTTCTTGGAGAAGTTTCGGAGTCTGGGGCCTATAAGGGACATGTACTTCGTATCAATATAATTCATAGTACCAATATACCAGAACTATAGCACAAAGTCAATAGATTTACATCATTGCTGGAAGTATTTCTGTTAGGGCGAACCCTACTACAATAGAACCACCGACAATGACATAACGCCATTTCTCAAGCACACCCACTCTGTCAGTTAGTTCTTCACGCAATTTAGCAAACTGTTCTGCTTCATTGCGACCGTGTTCACGCATAGCGTCAACTAGACGGCGTTCCATCTCACCCATTTGAGTAGATGTTTCTTTGGCGTTAGAAGTTATGCGACTATGCAAATCTTGTACGGTATCTTTAAACTCGTTCTCTTGTTGTTCCAATTGTTCTTCCTGACGTAATATTTTTTCTTCATGTACAGCCATAATTGTATGTAATGATTGAGAAACGTCAGCAATCTTTTCAATTGCAGAATCCAATCTAAGATGAATTTGCTTCATCTCACTCACTTCTCTCTTGAGAAGTTCAACTTCTGTGTCTAAGGTTTTAACCGTTGCCATTTTCTAATTTCTTTATACGAGTTTCTAGTTCATCTATTTTCTTAGTAACAAAAGGATACTTCTTTCTCCAAGCATCCTCTGGTTGTTTTAACCAATTCCACTTATATTTAGTCACCAAATAATCTAGAAACTGGTCTAGTTTACCATAACTCCAAATACCCATCTTAGTATCTTTGAAGTAAGCAAGGAACGCTGCACCAAGCAACGCACCAATTATACTGGTATAAATCCAGAGTGTATCGTCAAATAGTCCCATTATAGATTCTCCGTATGTTTAATATAGTTATCCATACCGTGGTCTTTAACACCATCTATGGCACTACTTCTCCAACCTCTCCACTTGTCCTTTGCCATCTGCCAAAATGTAAGTGTTCTAATATTACCATAGAAGTTGATGTATGTCAAGAAGCCATGATGTTTATATCCCATCAACCACAATGGTACTCTTGTTACGATATCATTGTTGTTTACAACTCTAAGGTGTGGTGTCTGAATATTCTTTACGAACTTACGAGTACCAACACGAGGTGAACCAAACGTAGTCAATTGTACTACTGTCTCATTCTCTTCAAATCTTGAACATGCAATAGTTGCCATAGCAGCACCTAATGAATGTCCAGTGATATAGAAACTCTTTTTGAGATGTTTACTTCTATGTGCTACGAGTTGTTCCCATAACTTATTACACTCTTTTACAAAACCAGAATGTACTAAACCGTGTGTCATTGCACCACGAGGCCATGCATTCAAGTCTGCAAGAATATCAGATAGTTCATCTGGTTCTGTTCCTCTGAAACATAAGACATACATCTCCTTGTTCCATACAGCATGACATTGTGCGCCATCTACCTCAAAAAACTTATGGGTAAATCCCATACTTCTAAAAATAACTTTTGCTTCTTTACCGTCTAAGTATGCATTAGCTGCCAGTTTTGCCATCAGATTGATCATCTTCTTCTCCTTGGTTAGTTATTGCACTCTCGTAATAAAGAATAATTTGTTTCTGTTGTTCAATATATCGTCTTAACTCTGCAATATTTTTTGATAAATTTTCGTAGTCCTTTACAGATATAGCAATGTATGAATCTGCTCCGTTCTTCGCTTCGAATTCTTTTTTGAATTCTTCAAAGTTTTCTTCTGGCGATACAACGTAAATGGATATATCATTTAGTTGAACCGACTTTGGCCCAGGCACAGTTGGAATTTGTCTTTCGATAATCTCCGTTACTGTTATAATTTTTGGTTCTGGTCTTATTGACGAACAGCTACTCAGTAATACTGTCGCTGTCAGAACTAGTAATAGACTCAAGGTCATCCCATAGTTTGTCTGTCGCATTTTGCATCCTCTTTTCAATTAGCCCTGGCTTCTTATTCGCCAAGTGAGTCAAATTGTGCTTATTCAAAGTGTTACGCAATTCATCACCATACTTCTCTGACTTCTGTAAGTCCTGTACAAGTTGATTAGTAAGGTTGTTTAACCTTTCTGCGTCTGCACCCATCTTATCAATAGTCGCCTGATTTGTTTCATTAGCGACTTCTAACTTTGCGTTATTCTCACGCAACTGGGCAATGGTATTTTGGGTGGTGTCATAATAGTACTTAGCACCATATGCCGCACCACCCAATAGTCCCACTACAATAATTATTGCATATAATTTAAACATCTCATCTCCAAGGTAGCATGGTCATGCCCAGAAGGTTTAGTAACAATTCAACAACAACTAATGCAATACCACCAGCTCCTATTTGCCATGCCCACCATTTCCAACCTTCTAAACTATCTGCCCATGCTTTTAGTTTTGAATTTCTTGCTTTATCATATGCGCCAGATTTTTCACCGACATGTTCTGCCCACCAATTAGGGTCAAGAATGTTCTTTAACATAATCAAAGGCCAAAATATAATACGCAAGATTCTCATTTATTCAGATTTCCACATAGTCCATGCGCCATAAGCAATTGCAATACCAGCAGCAATCTTTGCAAGTGGTGCCATAAAGAGAATCATTAGTCCAAGTGCGATACATACGCCACCGTCCCATGATGTTCTTTCTTTTAATCTATTTTTAATCCACGTTCTCATATTTTTCTCCTATTAGAAGGATAGTTTTGTGTCTGGAGTTTTAAAGTCTTTCTTTCTCATTACCGTCTTGGCAACTAAATCCAGTTCTTTACCATCCCATTTTAATACAAACGGCATATTAACATCCGTTTGCATATCGTTGATTACTGCCTCGGCATCAGGCCCTAGTTTGGCAATCTTCTTACCATACTTCTTATAAGACTGTTTGAACAATCTAATAAGTTCTGCAACAGTAATCTGTTTCTTGTTTCGTGCATCATTCACTCTATCTAAAAAGTGTCTGGTGAACTCAACATCAATACCGACAGATTTATACAATCTATCGGCATACTTTTCAACACCGTCCAGATCACTCTTAGTGATCTCTTGTTCTGACAACAAATATTGATTAAAGGTTTTCATTACTTTATCTTAGATAAAGCAAAGTCTGCTATCTTCATAAACTCAGCTTTCTTGCCGTTTATCATCTTTAGCATTTTTTGTTGATTTGATTTGTTTACCAAATCGAATACTTGTGTTACAGCAGACGCAGTAAACAAATCTACTTTCATAGCACCATCTTTAAATTTGACACTTTTGTTTTGTTTACTCTTTACAATGTTCTTTAGAACATCTACGTTGTCTTCTGCAAGAAGGTATTCATTTTCTCTGTTAAGAGTATTCTCTTGAACCTTCGCTGCAAGTTTAGATTGTTTCTTCATCTCTCTTTTCGCCTTTAGTTCAGTCATACGTTTGTAGAATTTTCTTGCTTCTTTTGTTCTAGCATCGTAAGGTTTTTTTTCTTTCTTTTTCTTCTTATCCATCTGCACATCAGGGGGCATTGAAACTGCGCCGCTACTTGCATTATTGGTTGGTACGTCTTCTGGTATCAATCCCAAATTTGGATCGTCATAAAACTTTTTCATTAAATCATCAAAGTTAAGTGACATATCATAAATCTCCTATGTCTAATTCCTTTATATCCTCAGAAGATACAAAAATCTTCTGCTTTGTCCTTTTGTGAATTACAGGGAACACATCTACGCCTAGGATAGTGTCGGCTGGTGATGTGTCTTCAAATACTTCAACTTCATCTCCACTGAGAGCATCAAAGTCTTCCTCTTCTTCACCTGTTACAATAACATCTTGTGTTAATGTATATATCCCTTTAGACAACTTTCCATTATCTAAAGTTACTTCTTCTGCAATCGTATTATCAAGTTCGATATTATTCTCTTGCAAGTACTTTAGAAATTCTCTTTCAAATACTTGGGGGTCTTCAACATGTTCTTTTAATGTATCTTTTAATAGAAATAGTGCTGCAGCATACGTCCCTACTTTGGAACGTAATCCTGGCACTTTCTGAAATATTTTTTTGATGTTAAAGACAAGTTTATGCAGTACAGTATATGCACTCTGTTCTGTTTGCTTGTACAGTTTTTTATCTGTCCTTTGACCCTTCTCATCAATGATACCTAGTTTATAAGCATCAGTCTTTTCGAATGGTGTTGTCAACAGTCTAATAAAACGGTAGGTAACAAATAAGTCTATTGCTCTTCCCATTATAGTTTCCTTAGAACTTCTTGAATTCTTTTATCTTCATGTATATCCATCAACTCTGTCTCTGTCAACATCCCTAAAAAATTCATAAAAGTTTTTAGAGTTGTCCAGTATACAGGTTCAATCTTAAATATCAATAAAGTAGAACCAGCTTCAGTACCGAATACATTACTAATGACAATTAGATGATTCAGTATCAAGCGTTCCTTCAGTTCACCATTATCGTGGTACTTTCTGAACAAACGCTTAAGATACTTAAACCGTTTCATATCATCGTCAAATTCGGGTTCACCTTCACACTGGGGATTGTCATAATGTCGCATAGCGAACATCCTAACATTGTCAGTCGTTATTTTTTCAAACATAATAAATGTAACCGTTTATACGATTTTGGTTTTTAGAAAATGTGTTCCGTTAACTACAGCGTGTTCAATCTCTAAAGAAAGACCACCCTCAACTCTATGTGAGATGCCGTCATCATTAATGTCTTCACCTGTTTCATCTTTACCAGTACGTCCACCAAACTGTGTTAGCGGCATTGATACTTTGCTTCCCCCTTCGGCGAGGTTGACTTCATCAAAAGAAAGTCCTAGTCTACTAAGTCTTTCTCTAACTACACTCAAAGCGTGGTCAGGGACAAGATATTCCATCTGTCCCATTGCACCTAGAAATGAGTTGATTCTTTCAACATTCTTGGGATTAGCAATATCATTTGAAAACGAATCAGTATCTACTGGATAACCAGCATCGGATGCTTTTTCATTTAAGAATTTGCT